CGCGCCTGTCTTCAAAAATTCCCCGGGGGAATTATATTTTCAAACTTTCTAGTTCCTCTTTTAGCGCTCCGGCAGAAAAACGGGTCTTTTTTACCTCAAAGGGTTCCTTTCTACCGTCATAGTGCCTCCTAAGATAACTATAGATATTGGTCGGAGCGCTAAAAGAGGCTTTAGAAAAGGAAGGAAACACTAATGAAAGTCAAAGAAAGTTCACCGGTTTCTAACAAAAGAAGACGGCGAAGAGCTATGACGCCTGAGGAACGAGAAGCTCAGCTCATATCCTTGACAATGGATACGGTTGAAGAGCGCATTCGCACTGGAAAAGCGTCATCTCAGGAGCTCGTGCATTTCTTAAGAGCCGGTTCTAACAAAGAACGCTACGAAAAAGAGAAGATGGCACTTGAACTTGAGCTCGTTAAAGCCAAAACCGAGAACCTTCGGATGCAGCAGAAGAATGAAGAGATATATTCTAATGCACTCAAGGCTTTCAAGCGCTACAACGGCGTAGATACAGACGAGGACTACGAAGATGAGGACCTATACTGAGCTAATTCAGCTTCCCACCTTTGAAGAACGCCTCAATTATCTGATTCTACATGGCAAAGTCGGTCAGGAGACATTTGGCTATGACCGATATTTGAACCAATACCTGTACCAACGCAGCGAAGACTGGAAACGAATTCGTGATTACGTAATTCTACGGGATAAAGCATGCGACTTGGCACACCCCGACTATGAGATATATCCCGATGGACGTCGAAGGATTATTTTAGTCCACCATATGAATCCCATAACCAAAGACGATGTAATCAACAGGCCTGACTATGTTCTCGATCCTGAATATTTGATTACCACAACCAGAGATACACACAACACCATTCACTACGGTTTCAAAACAGGCAGCAGGCTTATCCTAACCGAACGCAAACCCTACGACACTTGTCCATGGAGGAATTGAGCATGGCTATGTATGACAGCATCTTAGAGAGCGTAAAACTTTATTGTCTAGTCCCAAAAGAGACCACAATCTATGATGCTCAGATCATCACCTTTATCAACTCAGAACTCAACACCGTAAAGGAACTCGGCGTTGGACCTCTTAAAGGCTTCTCCATTGAAGATGACAGTACCGTATGGGCTGACATGGGCGTGGACGAGCCTTTAATTTCTGCCGTTGAGACCTATGTGAAGATCTCTGTGAAACTGTTATTCGACCCGCCTACGAATTCTTATCTCGTCAATCTCATCGAGAAGCAACGAGACGAAGCTGTCTGGCGGATTACAAATGATCATTCATGCACTGAGGAGTAACTATGGCATACAACAGATGGCTTTCGGCAGAATACCTGGCTCATCATGGAGTTAAAGGCCAGAAGTGGGGAGAAAGGAATGGCCCACCGTATCCTCTAGACAGTTCCATATCAACTGGAAGCAAACTGATCAAAGGCGATGGTTCTCCTCAGACTAAGAAGAAGTACAAGACCTCTGAGAAGACCGCCCACAAGCGAGCCGAGAGAAAAGCGAGGACCGATAAAGAGCTTGATCGCGCTAGAAAACTCTACGGCAAAAACGATGTAACAAAAGAGGAGCTAGCCGCTCTTAGACGGGCAAAAAAGGACATCGATTCCCACCGTGTTACAGATCCAGAAATTCAAGAACTCATAACGATGGACCACATGGACCATGCAGACGATGTCACTTATAGCGTTTGGAATTCCGAGGAGAAAACCGAATCTCTTAAGAACGCCAGAGATAACGACATGTGGGAACTCGACTTCCTTGAGTACACACAGAATGAGGAGTGGGCCGATTCAACATCACCTAAGTTCGATAAAGAAAGGATGCTCAAAGAATATTCTGAGTATCTTGACGACCGCTATAAATATTCACAAAAACGTCTTAGCGACGAAACAAAGATAGCAGGAATGCAAAGAGAAGCTAAGGCCATGCTGCCCAAAGATACGTCTTTATCTGCCAAAATGCGGAAAGCTAGTCTTTTCAATCGTGACGGTACTTTAAACGCTAAAGGCAAAAAATATTACAACGTTAGCGGAGACGGCACACTTAGCTTTGAAGAACTTGAGCTTAGAAAAGATGTCTCTAATCGTGGTAAATCCGGGACCGAAGATGACGTATTCGATAAATACATCACCAAGTCGGAAGGCCTCGACACCTCAATGCTGTCTAAAGCTAATAAAGCGAAAAAAGAAAAGCAGCTTCTGGATCTGTGGTACAAAGACAATTTAACGGATAGAGAAACTGCAATTGTAGGCGCTTTACATCAAAGGATAGCTCACAAGAGCGGGAGCTGGTATTTCGGAGAATCTGTTACTAAGAAATTTCAGAAGGCGCTTATGCAAGAAAGAGCAGCGCATAAAGCTTTTATGAATAGCGGGCGCAACGAAAAAACCGTTAGCGATCTGGCCATAGCGCGTCGTAAACTTTGCAAAGCTGTTCTGATGGACTTGGGCTACGAGGTAAACGCTGAGAATATCCAACTAATTGAAGGCTGGATTATCGACGATTAAGGAGTAACAAATGGCATACAACAGATGGCTAGCCCACCACGGAGTTAAAGGCCAGAAATGGGGCGAAAAGAACGGGCCTCCGTATCCTCTGGACAGTTCGAAATCCAATGGCCATAGACTGCTTAGCGACGGATCTCCTCAAGGCAAGAAAAAGCTTAGAAAGACTAAAACCGTATTTGTGTCTGGCTCTTCCAAAACGCAAGACCCAAATTCTGAATACTACAGAGGAGAACTTCCAAAGGACATACGACTAGCCTTAAGAGAGCACATCCGTAACGGAAATAAAATCATTGTTGGCGATGCCCCCGGAATCGACAGGCAGGTTCAGGATTACCTAAAAAAGCAGAAGTACGATAATGTAGAAATTTATGGGCCTGGCAAGGAGGTTCGATATACTGCTAATCCAAAATGGAAAACCAACCCCATTGACGATCCTGACCACGAACCAGGCTCTAAAGAGTGGTTAGCTAAGAAAGATATAGCGATGACCGAGGCTGCGGACGAAGGACTTGCCATCATTCTTGACGACGGCGCTAAAGCTACACGAAACAATGTCAGACGGCTACTTGAATCTCAGAAAGCCGCTAAAGTGTATTCGCTTAATAAAGATGGAACTAATATGTGGGCCGATGAAAAAAAGCTCATGTCTGACAAAGTTGTTCCTAAGACTACAACCGTTTCCAGAAGTATGGCGAAGGCCAATAAGATCTACGATACCTTGTCCGATCAAGAGAAGTATTTTTTAACTGCCGAAGAGAACGCTCCAAGATACATTAATCCCGGCGACTACAATAAAAAACATAGTTCAAACGTCTATTCAAGAATAGAGCAGTACAAAGATACTCCGGTATCTGTAATAGATATTTGGCAAAACGAAGACAAGATTGGCGAAGTGTCTATCGCAGTTAGAAACGGAACAGAATATCGCCATAAAGGATATGCCAGTCGAGCCTTAGAAAACGGTCTGAAGTATTTCTACAACAACCCAGAAATGGAATATTTGGTTTGGGGTGTTAACGCTAAGAATCGCCCTAGTATCGAGCTTGCAAAGAAGTATGGTTTCACGTTTTTCGAAGATGTGGACGGCGAATGGCATACATATGTTAAAGATAAAGAGGCTAAGCACGCAATGGCATACAATAGATGGATATACTCCGATGAGCTTTATCATCATGGAGTCAAGGGACAGAAATGGGGTGAACGGAACGGCCCGCCATATCCGCTCGACAGCTCTATTTCTGACGGAACTAAACTTCTTCCCAAAGCTGACGGCTCTCCTCAGACCAAGAAGAAATACAAGACTTCTGAGAAGACAGCTTACCAGAGGAAGAAACGACAGGAAAAGATCGAGAGCACTCCCGACTACAAAGAGAAGCATACCTTTATAGCTGAAGCTAAGAGGCGGTACAGATCATTTAAGAAGGGTGTAGAAGCCCAAAAAGCTGAAGAAAAAGAGCGAATGAACGATGCTGCAGCCGAGTGGAACGAAGCGATTAAAAGACTGAAAGCCTCTGGAATGCCCCAGGAGAAAGCTGACAGGTTGCTGGGCGCGGCATCCAATGATATAGCTGGACTAAGTATAACTAATCGAGCTCGGGGCTTAGAACGAGCTGCGTCTAGACTGAACGAGGCCCTTAACAACTACGAGGATCAAAGAGACGCCGAACAAGCAGCTCAGAAAGCCGCCCGTGATGCAGCCAAAGAACACGGTACGGCGGAAGAAGTTATGAAGTTCCGCGATACCTTCAGCAAGGAAGAATGGGACAGCATCGCTAGCCGTCTCGAGTCTGAAGCAAGAGTCCGTAAGCTTCTCGACAAACCTATTACCTCATTTCAAAATAACGGAAATTCTTCCAACCAGTCCAAATCTGTTAACGCCCCCGAGAATTCAAAACTTAAGAAGATCTTCGAAAAGGGAACCGCTCGGGAGGTCTACCAGAACCGCGATAAGTTCACCGTTGAACAGCTTGAGGAAATCGAGAAGCGCCTGACCGCTGAAGAGAAGATCGGAAAGCTTGCAAACAATCAGGTCTTTATTACGCCTGACCGAATTAAGAAGCTCGAACAGGTACGAGATGTTCTTAAGGTTGTCGGCGATATGGCAACCACGGCCAACACCATCAGCAAAGCTTTTGGTGGCAGTGGAGGAGACAGCGGTAAGAACAAAGGCGACAATAAGAACAAGGGTAACGACAGCGGTGAATCCAAGCGTACTACGGTTGTTGTAGAAGAGACCAAAAAAGACGGTACCGTTAAGAAGACCACAACGACGGATTCTACCGATAAAGGTCCTACCGCTTGGCTGGATAAACGGAAGAATAAGAGCAAGTAATGTTAAGCAATACAGCAACACCTAAGTATTACGGCATGTTTCGTGATAAGGTTCTACGCGGTGAGATTCCTGTATGCCGAGAGATCGAGATGCAGATGAACCGTATTGACGCTCTGATCGCAAATCCCGATTATTACTACGACGACAAGGCTGTTGAAGGCTGGATTGCTTTCTGTGAGGAAGAACTCACCTTAACTGACGGTGGAGACCTGCACCTTCTCGACACTTTCAAGCTGTGGGGAGAAGACGTATGGGGCTGGTATTACTTTGTTGACAAGAAGGTTTGGAAGCCTGGGTTGCATGGTACCAAAGGACGGTATGTCTATAAACGAGTAAAGAAGCGCTTACGCAACAAACAATATCTAATTGTTGGCCGAGGCGCTTCCAAGTCTCTTTACGCCACTTGTCACCAGGCTTTCGAACTGACTGTGGACAGCGCAACAACTTACCAGCTTACAACCGCTCCGACCATGAAGCAGGCTGACGAGATTCTATCTCCTTTTAGAACCGCTATTGTTCGTTCTAAAGGTCCTTACTTCCAGTTCCTGACTGAAGGCTCACTTCAGAACACCACCGGATCTAAGGCAAATCGGGTCCGCCTGTGCTCGACCAAGAAAGGCATCGAAAACTTCATGACCGGTTCTCTTCTTGAGATTCGTCCCATGAGCATAACCAAGCTACAGGGAATGAGACCCAAGATGGCTTCAGTTGATGAATGGCTTTCCGGCGATATTCGAGAAGACCCCATTGGTGCTATCGAGCAGGGTGCGGCTAAGGTTGACGACTGGCTTATCATTGCAACCTCGTCTGAAGGAACAATCCGTAATGGTTGTGGAGACACAATCAAAATGGAGCTAATGAAGATTCTCAAGGGCGACTATGTCAACGACCACGTATCAATCTGGTGGTACAAGCTCGACGATGTTGCTGAGATTGCCAACCCCGATATGTGGATAAAGGCCAATCCGAATCTGGGTGTGACTGTATCTTACGAGACTTATCAGACAGAAGTCGAAAGAGCTGAGAACGCACCAGCCGCCAGAAACGATATTCTCGCTAAGAGGTTCGGCTTGCCTATGGAGGGCTTCACATATTTCTTCACTTACGAGGAAACCAAGCGCCATACACGCAAGCGGGACTTCTGGCAAATGCCGTGCGCTATGGGAGCCGACCTTTCACAAGGAGACGATTTCTGCGCATTTACCTTCATGTTTCCTCTTAGCGGAAGGAGATTTGGTGTTAAGACTCGGAGCTATATTTCCGACCTCACCTACCACAATCTGCCTAACGCCATGAAACAGAAGTACGACGAGTTTATCAACGAAGGAAGCCTTGTCGTTATGGAAGGGGTTATCTTGGACCTGAATGATGTCTATGACGACCTTGATCATTTTATAGAAGATCATCAGTACGAGATTCGTTGCTTCGGCTACGACCCGTACAACGCTAAAGAATTTGTTAACCGATGGGAACTCGAAAACGGTCCTTTCGGTATTGTAAAAGTTATACAGGGATCCAGAACAGAATCCGTTCCTCTTGGCGAGTTGAAAGACCTTGCTGGGGAGCGGCTTCTTTTATTTGACGAAGCTCTTATGGAATTCGCCATGGCCAACTGTGTAACTATAGAAGACACTAACGGAAACCGAAAGCTTCTCAAGATGCATCGCGAACAGAAAATCGATAACGTCTCTGCGATGATGGACGCTTTCGTAGCATACAAACTGAATAAGGATGCATTTGAGTGATGACTTACAACAGATGGACTTTTTACGGCGAGTCTGAAGAGCTTAAGCATTACGGTGTTCTTGGCATGCGATGGGGCGTACACAAAGCTCGATACTATGAGCGCCAAGCCCAACGGTACAAGCGTATGACCGAAACCATGACGGGTATGAACAAAACGGCTGCCGCGCAACGTCAGACCGAATACGAGCGCCGAAGACAAGCTGTTGTGGACAGGCTTCGAAAGAAATCGACCGAGAAGCTTGAAAAATACCACTCCGCTTACAAGAAGAAACAGCTAGCGGCCGATCGGAAATATGCGTCTGCTCAGCGTAAGGAATACGGTATTCTGGCTAATCGCACCAAGGCCGGTGAGCTCTATGGTAAAGCCGATAAGAGGCAGTACAAAGCCAATAGAATCGCTTACAAAGGTAAAAGATTCTATGACGAGATGGTCCGAGCCTATAAGGATGTTGGTATCGATATGGACTCCGACACTGCAAAACTCGGTAAAGACTTGGTCGATCGCATTGAGCACGAATCTATCACATATTACGTGAACGCTGGAGCAAAGCATAGACGATAAGGAGAGGGAACATGCCAACGATAATTCAACGTATCCAGCATGCCTGGAATGCTTTTAGGAGTCCGAGAGACCCGACTTATATGAATTACGGAAGGTCGTATTCAACTCGTCCTGACCGGTTCCACTTTACCAGAGGAAATGAACGTTCAATCGTAACTACTGTATTTAACCGAATTGCTGTTGACGTCGCTGCGGTTACTATCGAACATGTAGAGCTCGATCAAAATGGAAGATACAAAAACACATTATCGACCGGACTGAATACATGTTTGACACTAAGCGCCAACGAAGATCAGACAGGAAGAAGCTTTATACAGGATGTCGTTCATTCTATGTTCGACGAGGGTTGTGTTGCGATGGTCCCTGTGGTCACTAATTCAGACCCACGGACTTCATCCTATGACGTTCTGAACATGCGTACCGGTAAAGTGGTTCAGTGGTATCCGCATCACGTTACCATTCGACTTTACAACGAAGATACCGGACAGCAGCAGGACATTACCTTACCGAAGTCGGTTGTCGGCATCGTGGAAAACCCTTTCTACGCGATCATGAACGAGCCCAACTCTACGTTGCAGCGTCTCATCCGTAAGCTCAACTTGTTGGACTATGTCGACGAGCAATCTTCTTCAGGTAAGATCGACCTTATCATCCAATTACCATATGTAATCAAATCTGAAGCCAGAAAGAAGCAGGCCGAAGAACGCAGGAAGGCTATTGAAGACCAACTTGCGGGTTCCAAATACGGCATTGCTTATACCGATGGCACCGAGAAAGTCACCCAATTAAACCGATCAATTGAAAACAACATCTGGACAGAAGTCAAGGATCTTCAGGCCATGCTCTATAACCAGCTTGGCATTACTGAAGCTGTCTTGAATGGAACTGCAGACGAACAGACGATGATTAATTACTACAACAATACCATCGAGCCTATTCTGTCTGCTATTTCACTTGAGATGCAGCGCAAGTTCCTTACTCAGAACGCCAGAACCAGAGGGCAGGCTATTCGTTTCTATAGAGACGCGTTTAAGCTGGTTTCTGCAACTACGCTTGCTGAGCTTGCCGATAAGTTCACTCGTAACGAGATCGCTACGTCCAATGAGTTTAGATCGATTATCGGATGGAAACCCGTTGACGATCCTAAGGCGGACATGCTTATCAACTCTAACCTCAATCACAACGAGAATGAGTTAGGAATGATAAACCCCGGAGCTAATCCAATGGCTGCAACGGTGGGTGACGATACACAAAAGTCAGAACGATACTACGGCGGAAAGCTAATCGTGGATGCGCTATTAGATTACCCGCTCTCGCTATCGTCGAAATAAAAGGAGCACTTTCAAAATGGCAAAGAAATACGATTTCTGTGGCTGGGCCACACGTAACGACTTGCTGTGCGCTGACGGACGAACCATTCGTAGGGATGCGTTCAAAGACTGTGACGGAAAGAAAGTTCCGCTGTTCTGGAATCACGAGCACGGAAACGTTTCTAACATTCTGGGTCATGGCCTGCTTAGGAACGAGCCTGAAGGAGTCCGTGTGTACGGCAGTTTCAATGACACTGAAGCAGGCAAGAACGCAAAGCTCAGTGTTGAACATGGCGATGTAGAAGCCCTTTCTATCTGGGCAAACGAGCTTAAGCAGATCGGTGGAGATGTCATTCATGGCACCATCCGTGAAGTAAGTCTTGTTCCTGCAGGCGCCAACCCTGGAGCGTTCATCGACGACGTTATTGTTCACGGCGCGGACACATTCGAAGGCGAGATCTTCACCGATGAGCCTCTTGAGCTCTATCACGCCGCCGCAGATGACGACGAAGACGATGCTGAAGATGAAGAGTCCGAATCCGGTACAACCAAGACTATCGGAGCAATTCTGGACACCATGAACGATGAGCAGAAGGCTGCGGTCTACGAGCTTGTCGGCCTTATCACCGAAGGACAGGGCGAAGAGGAAGAAGAGAGCGCCCCTGGACCTACTGACAATTCCAAAGGAGGAAGTGAAATGAAACACAACATTTTCGATGCTGCATCCGGTTCCTACGCTGGAACACGCGTTGACGAAGCATACATGAGAAACCTGCTGGCAGACGCCAAGTCCACCGGATCCCTTAAGGCTGCTGTTGAGAACAGAATCAGCAACGGCGAGCTTACACATGCTCTGACCGTTCCTATGGATGGCATGGAAGGCCCTTCTGCCGCGACTGCAGAGCAGACTTACGGATTCCGTGATCCCGATATGCTCTTCCCTGAGTATAAGAGCCTGAACACC